GCTCACGCTAGGATGGGATGGCTTTGACTTTGACTACTATGCTAGTACTGCACAGATAGAGGGTGTAACTCAAGAGTACGCTGAATACATAGTTAAAGACCCTTTAGAAACGAAAAAAGAACATATACGTGAGAACCATACTGATGGAGAGGTTCTTGACTACCTTATGGATGTCGCTGAGGTAGACACTCTTGAGGCTCTAGAAAATATATTAGAAAACCATAAAGGAGAGTGATATGACTACTAGCGAACTAGGGATGATGTTACTAATAGGGGGCGTTGTATTTGGCATCTTCTTTGTAATTGAATGGTGCAAGCATGAGGTTAAAAGGAAAAGATTATGAATCTTGGATACGTATGGGTAATATTATTCTTTATGTTTCTAATGAACATTATCTTTGAACTGTCAAAGGAGAAAAACAGGAGAAAGTATTAAGAGCTCCCCCCGTAATGGGGGTAGCTTCGCAACCCCTAAAACAAAACACTTGAAGGCCCTTTTAATGAATAAGGGTGCCCGAGGGAATTGAAAAATAATATGGAGGTGTTATGAAACAAATAGCTATAAATAGATTGTCAGAGGGAATTGAAGAAAGAACTAGAACCAGAGGTGTTAGAAACTCTACTGCTGCTGTATGTTTTAGAGACGCCGGATGTATTTATAACGATTTTAGAACTGAAAGGATCGTTAATGATACAATACAGATGCTAATCAAAGCTTTTAGTAAGGTTGGCGGAGCTACAAAACTAACTGCGACCTCTATTCATATAGGAGATATAGTTAAAAAGGTATTAGGTATAAAAGATGAAACAAAAACTATATCAATCAAACTAGGTGATTTTGTACTGTCTGAGTTTGTAGCTCAGGGCTACCTAAACCTTGAAAAAGAAGATTACTTTTCTATTGAAGAGGTGTATATTAAAGGGAAGAAGACTCAGTTTGGACATAACCCTTATCTATTAACCATTGGCCCAGAGTTTCCAGAAATAACTATCAAGCCAAAGTTAAGGACTGGCATGTCGTTGAAGAAATATAATCACTATTCAGACGGAACTAGAATGGTTGAGGGGGTTCTTGAAAATATGGGAAGAGGCCCTAATAACTTTAAAGGTACCGAGAACGCAGAGTTCTTTAAGTCTTTAAACAAGCTAGAGGCTGTCAAGTGGTCTATAAATAGTAGGGTTGCGGAAGTAAGTATGGCTCTAAAGGATGATATGACCTGTAGATATATGACCGTTCAAGACTTTGATGGAAACGATTACCAGTTTGACGTTTATGATATCCAAAGGAAATATAAGAATAAGCGCCTAGATGGTGTTGACCTTTATCTTAACGGAGGTATGTTTGAGCCTCACAAGGGAAACTCAACGACAATCCCTATTCTTGAAAAGGAAATGGGCATACTGACCAAAAGACTGTCAAAACTAAAGAATAAAGAAAAGATACAAGAGGCGAAAGACAAGCTTCACTTAGTTCATAAAAGGTATAACTCTGAGAGTCAAAAGTGGACTGATAAGCAATACTGTTTAAGACAGCAGTCCACAACCACAAGGAATAAAGCTATCATAGAGACCATTAACGGAACTGATACAAGTCCCGGATGGGTAGGATATGAATTCTATCAATCCATGTTCTTAGACTATAGAGGAAGGATTTATAATACAGACCCATACTTTAGCTATCAATCAAATGACCTTGCAAGAGGCCACTTCCTGTTTGCTGAAGAAAAAGAACTCGACCAGAAAGGTGTTGAATATACTTTCATACATACTGCGTGTTCTTTTAACGAGTCTTATTCGATAGAACAGCTTCCTGATAATCGATGGCTTGAGGAGGATTATGTTAGAGGGCTTAGGGAGGATGGCCTTATGGATATATCAGTTGATAAGATGAGTGTCAATGATAAGCACAACTGGACTGTTGAGAATCTTGACAAGCTTCTTGATGTTGCTGAAAACCCTTTAGATCATGTTGACTACTGGATGTCTGCTGAAAAGCCATGGGTATTTCTTTCCTTATGCTTTGAGATTGGCGGGATTGTTGGTGCTGCACTTACTGGTGAGCCTTACAAGTCTGGGATGCCAATCGCGATCGACGGAGTTAACAACGGTACGCAACATTTAGCTGCAATGTCTAAAGACGAGAAAGCTGGTGAGCTTGTTGGACTAACTCCTTTAACTGTGCCTAGAGACTTTTATCTAAAGATTGGTAAAGGAATGCTGGACGTAAATCAAGATACAGACATTGGGAAGAAGCTTAAGAAGATACCTATGAAGTTAATAAGAAAAGGTATTAGTAAGCGTGGCTCAATGACAAGAGCTTACGATGCTGGAGCTATGAAAATTGGTGAGATTATCTATCAAGATTCATATGATGCTGGCCTTGTTTCCAAGTATAAAATTACAAGATCTGACGCAAGAGTTTTGGGCAAAGATCTAGTAAAGGTATATGATAAAGTCTGTACTGGTCCGGTGGATATCAAGAAGTTTCTTCAAAGTCTTGTTAAATACCGGATACAGAATATGAAGCTAAACGATGTAACTTGGGTTACTCCTTCTGGATTTCCTGCTACAACTGAGAAGTTCATACAGGTTAAGAGTTTCTGTAAGGCGTCCATCAACGCTAAAAGGATAAATCATGTGTATCTTGAAAAGACTGATAGACCCGCTACTGTAGAGCACTTGTCTGCTATTGGTGCTAACTGGGTTCATTCATATGATGCCTCGCATATGTCCTTAGTAATTAATAAACTCACGTCTAGTTCTTTTGGGGCGATTCATGACAGTTACAGTAGTCATGCTTGCGATGTACAAGAGATGATAGACACAACTAAAGAAGTATTTATCGACATGTATAAAGATAATATCTTTGATAGGATGAGGGAGTTTATTGTTTATGGTGCGGAAGCTAGTACAGAAGATCCAGAGTACGGAAGTTTAGATCTTGAGTTAATAAGGGAGTCTGACTTTTTCTTTTGCTAATGATACCCCCTTTTGTCTCTAATATATATTAGAGGATAAACGTGGTATGTTTATGCGTCCGTTACTAAGGGAGTGCACTGTTTTTTACAGTAAGAAACACCCAACAAGATTGTAAGGGTAAAGTCGTGGTAGCTTTACTCTTACTAACTAAAAACCATACTTATCTCCCTTACCACACCTCCGGGGGAATAGTATGGTTACTTTTTTTGAAGTGCCTTGCGCTTCTAAAAGAAAAAGATCTCACGGTGTGGGACTTTGTAGCGACAGGAAACCCCTGTCTTTTTAATCAAGTATGAGGAAAATAAATGATACTTAAAAATGTAAAAATAAAATGGCCTAGACTTGGAGATAATCCGGGTACTAAGTATGCTTCAGATGAAACAGAGTGGTCGGTAGATTGTTACCCAACCTCTGATGAGTCTAAGCAATGGGTAGCAGATGGTTACGCACAGAAGGAGCGCTTCGACAACGAGTCGGGTGAACCATTTGTGAAAATCAAACGCAACACTCACTTTAATAAGAAGAATCCTGTAACAGGTACGATGGATAAAAATCCTATCTCTCCTCCTTTTGTCAAAGACCAGTATGGTGACGAAATGGATCCAAGTAACATTGGTAATGGCTCTGTATGTAACGTACAATATATGGTAAGAGACTGGGAATACGCTGGAAGATCTGGTAAATCACCAACTTTAGTAGGAGTTCAAGTAGTAAAGCTTGAAGAATACTCAGGTGGCGGTACTTCAGACGAGTTCACGTACGCTGTTCGTCCAACTGCAGACATTGCTGAAGACGATGAGGATGTGCCTTTCTAATTTCCGACAAGGAATACCCTGAGCATGGTGTAAAACTGCTCACTAATTAGGAGAAACGAATGGAACTCAGACAGTATCAAAAAGATGCTCTGAATTCGATCATTCGGTCTCACAGACGAGGTAACAAAAACGTGTTGCTTCAGGCAGCTACCGGATCTGGTAAGACTGTAATGGCGTCAGCATTTGTGAAACACTTTGTGGAACAGGGAAAGAAAGTATTGTTCCTTGCTCATCGCAGAGAGTTAATCATACAATGTTCAGAGAAACTAGATGCATTTGGAATTAAACATGGAATTATCATGGCGGGAACGCAAGGACAGTTCTGGTTTGATGTTCAGGTGGCATCTGTAGACACACTAAGATCTAGATCAATAACAAATAAGACGGAAGAGTTGCCGCCTGCTGACTTGGTTATTATTGATGAGGCTCATAGATGTTTAAGTCAAACATACCTTAAGTTGATTGCTAAGTATAAAGACAGCATGATTCTTGGGCTAACAGCAACACCTGCTCGATCAGATGGCAGAGGGCTCGGACATATCTTTACTGATATGGTACAAGCTCCCTCAATAGGATGGCTCACGTCCAAGGGAAGTCTTGTACGGGCTACTTATTACGCTCCGTCTATACCTGACCTTAAAGGAATACAATCGTCAATGGGAGACTACAACATGGCACAGCTATCCGAGAGGATGGATAAGCCTAAGATTGTTAGTGATGTTATATCTTCATGGAAAAAGATAGCAAAAGGAAAGAAGACTATTGTGTTCGCTACATCTGTAGCTCATAGTATGAATCTTGCAGAGTCTTTTGTAGACATTGGAGTTAGAGCTGCACATGTCGATGGAAGTACTGATAACGACGAACGTGAGAGGGTTCTAAGTGAGTTTAACAGAGGAACTATTCAGGTAATTTGTAACTGCATGGTTTTAACTGAAGGATTTGACTGCCCCCCTGCTGAAGTGTGTGTACTTGCCAGACCTACAAAGTCTTTAGGTATGTATCTTCAAATGGTTGGTAGGGTTTTACGACCTCACCCGGGAAAAGAAACCGCAACTATTATCGACCACGCTGGTGCTGTGTACATGCATGGCTTTGTCGAGGACGAGATAGAGTGGAAGCTAGACCCGAAGAAACCAATATCAATTAAAGAAAGGAAAAGAGAAAGGGATAAGGAAGAATCGCTAATTGTATGTGATGGATGCTTTACGGCATACTCTGGATCAAACATATGTCCCAAGTGTGGGCATGTAACAGAGAAGAAGTCTCAATATGTAGCGGTACTTGATGCTGAACTTGGTCTTGTTGACAAAGCTAAGAGGGCGGTTAGTAAGAAGCTTTCCTATGCTCCTGAGTTTAGGGCAGAGTTTTACTCTATGCTACTGGGTTATTGTGCTCTGAAGAGTTACAACACAGGATGGGCATTTCATACATATAAGAACAGGTTTAAGTTAACGCCTAATTACGGGGACGTTGAGCCAACCAAGCCAAGTAAAGAGTGTATGAACTATATAAAATATTTACAAATAAGAAAAGCAAAAAGCAATAACAATAAAAAGGAGGTGTGAATGAGTAACCATTTAGATGTTACTGGTAAGTGGTACGGAGTGTTGACCGCACTTGGTATCGACAGGGAGTTTCTTCAAAACAGACACGGGCCTTGTCCTATCTGTCAAGAAGGTACTGATAGATTTAGGTTTGATGATAAGGATGGTAGAGGTACATACTATTGCAACCACTGTGGTGCTGGCGATGGCTTTGAACTTTTACAAAAGGTAAAGGGATGGACGTTTGTAGATTGTCTAGATGCTATTAGACCTATCATAGACCATACGACAATACAATATAGCAAGCCAAAGAAAGACCCAACCATTGCGCTTAAGAAGGTGGCTCGTATGAGTACGCCTGTTAACTTTAACGGTGGCGTTGCTGACTACTTAAGGGGTCGTGGTATTGAAAGCTACCCAGACTCATTAAAGGAGGCTCAGTTATACACATGGGAAGAGGGTGTTAAGCTTGGACCGTTCCCTTCTATGCTTGGATTGATTCAAGATGCTAAGGGTGCTGGTGTATCGTATCACATAACATACACAAACAAAGGTCAGAAACTTAAGGGCATGACATCAAGAAAGATTATGCCACCTAAAGGCACCATTACTGGTGCTTCAATTAGACTTCATGACCATGAAGGACATATATGTTTAGCTGAAGGTATCGAAACTGCACTAGCTGCAAGTAAAGTATCAGAGCTACCCGCCTTTAGTGTTATGAATGCACACTGTATGGCAACCTTCGAGCCACCAGAAGACGTAAAAGCTGTAGATATTTATGCAGATAACGATGCGTCTTTCGTTGGGCAGAAGTCTGCTTATCAGCTGGCTGAGAGGCTTGCTGCTAAAGATATAAAAGTAAACATACTTATCCCTCCAGTAATTGGAGAAGATTGGCTGGACTACCTAAACAACTTAAACTAGGAATCAATATGAAAATAATTAAAGATAAGGACTTACCTCAAGGATCTCAAGAGTGGCTCAATGTTCGTGAGCTATATGGTATGGCTTCAGAAGTTGGAGCATTACTTGGAGTATCTAAATGGGAACCGAAGACACCGCTTGCACTATACAAGGTAAAGACTGGTGAGACGGTTATTCAAACAAACTTTGCTATGAATCATGGCAACAAGTATGAAGATGAAGCAAGACAAATGTTTGAAGACAGTATGGGATCTAGACAATGGCCCCCTGTTGTTGGACTTAACGACGACTTACAAATAGGCGCATCACTTGATGGATGGAGAGAGAAAGACAACTCAATTCTTGAAATCAAATGTCCTCTTAAAGGTATTAACTCTGAGTTATGGAAAGAGTTAGTGTCTACTGATAGGATACCTGAGCAATACTGGTTGCAATGCCAACAGCAAATGCTAGTGATGGGATCGAATAAGCTTTACTTCTGGGTATATGATGTGAACAACACCTCTGGATTGGTAAAAATTATTGAACCAAACCAAAAGGCTCAAGACAATATCAAGTATGCTTGGGCTAAGTACTGGGGGCAGCAACCACCACTTGCAACAACATCAGATGTTGTAGAAAATCCTGACGCTGTATGGGCAGACACTGCTAGAGAGTGGAAGGGAGTATCAGTTGCACTAGCCGAGCTAAAGAAGCAAGAGGCTGCACTTAAAGAGTCTTTGATTGAAATGTCCGGAGGCCAGTCAATGACAGCTGGAGGAGTTCAAATGAAAGTTTCAAAAGTTAAGGGGCGTGTCAACTACAAGCTGGTTCCTGAACTAAAGGGTGTAGATCTTGAAGAGTATAGAGACATGCCTTCGACAAGGCACTACTTCAAGGTAACTGAGGAGAAACAACATGCCTAGCCCGGGTTATAGTTTAATCTTTCCTGTAATCCCTGTCCCCGCTTCGCGACCTCGTGTCACGCAGTGGGGTACATACTACGGAAAGAAATATAAGAACTTTAAACAAGAGATGGCAGAGATTATACCGACTTACCACGCTACTAAAGTACTTGAGGGGCTCATATCTGCCGATATGACGTTCTTTATTCCTATCCCTAAGTCATGGTCGAAAAAAAAGAAACTAGCCAAGACAGGGAAGTACTGTGATAATAACGCTGACTTGGATAATTATGAGAAGGCAATACTAGACTCTCTTAACGGTAATTACTTTATAGATGATAGGCAAATTGTCGAACAATCATCAAGAAAGATTTATGCAGAGCAAGGGTCTATACATATAACCATAAAGGAGATTGGAGATGTACCTAGATGAATCACACCTGTACTTTTTACTTTGGATTCCAGTTGCCTATGGAATCTATAGGGCGTTTAAGAAACACGGGGAAGAACAATACAGTGAGGGTATAGCTGATGCTATATGTATGCACCATGCTGGCACACTTAAATATGATATCATAGTCAATGAAGATGGCGAAGAAGACATAGAAATAAAAATAAACGGAGGAAAATAATGACTAGAGATGTAGATGATTTAATTGACTACTGGTTTGACGATAGAGGTATCTCTAAGAACGGCAAGCCAATGGGACAAGCCATCAAAACACTAGAAGAAACAACAGAGCTACTTGATGCACTTAATAAAGATGATAAGGTAGAAGTAATGGACGCCATTGGTGATATTTATGTAACACTTAGGGGTGTTTGCAGAACATATGGAGTTAATATGGATATGTGTATTGAACAAGCATACAATGAGATTAAAGATAGAACAGGCCACCTTGGAGAGGACGGCGTGTTTGTTAAGGATTAAACATGGACGACACCACAAACCCTAAGCACTACAAAGAGCATCCATCCGGAATAGAATGTATAACCCTTACAGAGCACATGGGATTTTGCCTTGGTAACGCGCTTAAATATATATGGCGAGTTGACTTAAAGCATAACGATGGAGGAATCGAGGATCTAAGGAAGGCCAGATGGTACATTGAAAAAGAAATAGAGAAAAGGATGAACAAAAATGAAAGCAAAGTATCTAGGAATAACGATAGACAGAGAGAAGAGCCGGAGTATGACGCCGCAAGCGATAGATTTATTGAAAGGCTATTACCTGAGGGGCACTGAGAAAGATCCACAAGAGGCATATGCACGGGCTAGTGTTGCTTACTGTGGTGGTGATATGGAATTAGCCCAGAGGATTTATGATGGTGTTAGCAATGGTCACTTCATGTTTAGCAGTCCTATTCTTAGTAATGCCCCTCATCCAGAGGAGGCCGCTAAAGGGCTACCGATTAGTTGTTTCTTATCATATATCCCTGACACTCTCTCTGGTCTCATTAGCCATCAGTCTGAACTGGCTTGGCTTAGTGTAAAAGGCGGAGGAGTTGGAGGTCATTGGTCAGATGTTCGTGCAGTAAGTGACAAAGCACCATCACCAATACCATTTATTAAAGTAGCAGACTCAGCAATGACTGCTTACAAACAAGGACAAACAAGGAAAGGAAGTTATGCAGCGTATTTGGATGTTAGTCACCCAGACATTATTGAGTTTCTCAATATACGGGTACCTACGGGAGGCGACAGCAACCGCAAGTGCTTTAATCTTAACAATGCTGTCAACATTACTAATGATTTTATGGATTCCGTTGTTGCTGGTGGTAGCTGGGATCTTCGGGATCCTCATGATGATAGCGTTAGGGATACAATCTCTGCTAGGGATCTCTGGGAAAGGATACTCGAAGTTCGTTATCGCACTGGAGAGCCTTATCTTAATTTCAT